CTACATGATCCGCTTCCCGAAAACGGGGCGGAAAATCCAGGCCCTGAGTAGCCGGCCGAGTAACCTGCGTGGCCTGCAGGGCGACGTGGTGATCGATGAAGCAGCGTTCCATGAGTCACTGGAGGAGCTGCTGAAGGCCGCCCTGGCATTGACGATGTGGGGCAACAAGGTGCGCCTGATCAGCACTCACAACGGCGTCGACAACCCCTTTAATACCTACATCCAGGATGCCCGAGAGGGCCGGAAAGACTACAGCATCCACCGCATCACCCTCGATGACGCGATTGCTGAGGGACTGTACAAGCGCATCTGCTACGTCACGGGCCAGGCTTGGTCACCCGAGTCCGAGAAAGCCTGGCGTGATGGTCTGTACAAGAACGCCCCCAACATTGAGTCGGCCGAGGAAGAGTACGGCTGCGTCCCGAAAAAGTCCGGCGGCGCCTACCTGTCGCGGGTGCTCATCGAGCAGGCGATGGTCGCCGACCACTCGATCCGCATTCACCGCTACGAGGCGCCGGCCGGCTTCGAGAGCTGGACGCCAGAGCTGCGAGAGGCGGAGGTTCGCACCTGGTGCGAAGAGAACCTCCAGCCAGAGTTGGCCCGCCTTAGCGACCAGAACCGCCACACCTTCGGCGAGGACTTCGCGCGCCGCGGCGACCTGACCGTCTTCACGCCTTTGGCGATCTCGCCCACCCTGCGCAAGCGCGTCCCCTTCCAGGTCGAGCTACGGAACCTCACCTACGAAGCTCAGCGCGACATCATGCGCTTCATCTGCGATCGCCTGCCGCGACTCAGTGGACTGGCCTTCGACGCCACCGGCAACGGCGGCTACCTGGCCGAGCAGGCTGCGCTGAAGTACGGCGCCGGGATGGTCGACCAGGTGCAGCTCAACCTGGCCTGGTACGCCACCTGGATGCCGAAGCTCAAGGGCGAATTCGAGGCATTCAACCTGGAGATCCCGCGGCACCAGACCGAGCTGGATGACCTGCTCTCGATCAAGGTCGAGAAAGGCATCCCTGTCATCGACAAAGGCCGCACCAAGGACTTGGAGTCAGCCAGCGGCAAGGGCAAGCGTCACGGGGACGCCGCCATTTCCTTGGTCATGGCCGTCCGAGCCAGCTACATGGAGGGTGGCGAGATCGCCTTCACGGCGCTGCCACGCCATAGCCGCGGCTTCGACAACGTCCAGGACCACAACAACGATATCGAGCTACCGGAGCCTTCAGCATGGTGACTATGACCCGGATTCTCGGCCCCGACGGCCAGCCGCTGCGCCTGAACGAGATCCGTGAGCCCCAGACCGCCCAACTGACCAGCCTGCACCATGAGGTCGCTGGTCACCCATCTCGTGGACTCACGCCTTCAAGGCTTGCCTCGCTCCTCGACTCCGCCGAGCAAGGTGACATCGTCGCCCAATATGAGCTGTTCGAAGATATGGAGGAGAAGGATGGCCATATCCACGCCGAGATGTCCAAGCGGCGCCGCGCGGTGGCCCAGTTGGACTGGGACATCGTTCCACCCGACAACGCAACAGCTAAGGAGAAGGAAGCCGCGGCGGCCTTGTACAACCTCATGCAAGGTCTGGACGACTTTGAAGAGGTAATCTTCGATACCACCGACGCCATCGGCAAGGGCTTCGCCTGCCAGGAGTTCGACGGCTGGCAACGCGTTGATGGTAACTGGCTCCCCAAGGCGATCATCCATCGCCCCCAGTCATGGTTCCAACTACCGCGAGGCGTTCGGCAAGAGATCCGGTTGCGTGGTCCGTCGGGAGGGACGCCGTTGCAACCCTTCGGTTGGATCACGCACGTTCACAAGTCCAAGAGCGGTTATCTGGAGCGCTCGGCTCTGTTCCGTGTCCTGGTCTGGCCCTACCTGTTCAAGAACTACTCGGTAGGCGACCTGGCCGAGTTCCTGGAGATCTACGGCATCCCCATGCGGGTCGGTAAATACCCGACCGGTGCCACCGAGAAAGAGAAACTCACACTGCTGCGCGCCCTGGCCGCACTTGGGCACAACGCTGCCGGGATCATCCCTCTTGGCATGGAGCTGGATTTTCTGAACGCAGCCCAGGGCGACCCGGCCGCGTTCCAGTTGATGATCGAGTGGTGCGAACGAACTCAATCAAAAGCCATCCTCGGTGGCACGTTGACCAGCCAAGCAGATGGAAAGACCTCCACCAACGCCCTGGGCAATGTCCACAACGAGGTACGCAAGGACTTGCGGGACGCCGACGCGAAACTGTTGGCGAAAACACTCAGTCGTGACCTGGTCTACCCGATTGCCGTCCTGAATGGCCTTGTCGACAGCTGGGCACGTTGTCCTCGGCTGGTCTTCGACGTCCAGGAGGCCGAAGACCTCAGCGCCTACGCCACAGCTCTTCCACCATTGGTGAAGCTCGGGATGCAGATCCCTCGCAGTTGGGCGCAACAGCGCCTGGCAATCCCGGAGCCAGCCGAAGGCGAGGAAGTGCTCGCGACCGTGACCGAGCCGGTCGCACCGCCGGTGCAGGTGCCCACACGTGCCTTGGGAAAAGCGGTGGCCACCGCTGAGACACCTCCGCCGAAGACCGCCGACCAGCAGTTGGATGACGCGCTCCGCCCGACCACCGACCGATGGATCGATCAAGTCCGTGCGCTGGTGCAGAGTGCATCCAGCCTGGATGAAATCCGTGATGGCCTGGAGCAACTGCTTCCGGACATGACCCTGGAACAGTACGCAGATGCGATGGCGCAGGCCCTGGCCGCCGCGGCGCTACAGGGGCGAGTCGAGATCCTGCAGGAGGTGGCCGGTGGCGCTTAGAGCAACCTCACTGCCTTTCGCCGAGCAGAACCAGTTCTTCCGGCGCAAGCTCAATCTGCCGACCAACGCCTGGACGGACATCTACACCCGCGAGCATGACTATGCCTTCGTCGTCGCCGGCGCCAACCGCGACGACCTGGTGCAGGACTTCCGTCAGGCAGTGGAGAAGGCAATAGCCGATGGCACTACGCTGGAGGAGTTCCGCCGTGACTTCGACCGTATCGTCGCCAAGTACGGCTGGAGCTACCGGGGCGGGCGCAACTGGCGCAGTCGAGTGATCTACGAGACCAACATGCGCAGCAGCTACATGGCCGGCCGCCTGGAGCAGCTCATGGCTGTGCGCGAGGAACGTCCTTACTGGCAATACCTGCACAGCGATGCGGTTGAGCATCCGAGACCGAAGCATGAGTCCTGGAATGGCCTGGTCCTGCGTTGGGACGATCCTTGGTGGCAATACCATTTCCCGATCAATGCCTGGGGATGCCAGTGCAGCGTGCGCGCGCTCAGCGAGGATGACCTACGCCGTATGGGCAAGGATGGCCCGGACGAGGCACCACCGATTGTGTGGCAGGCCCGGACCATCGGCCAGAACAGCCCAGACGGGCCGCGAGTGGTCGAAGTACCAGAAGGCATTGATCCCGGCTTCGAGTACATGCCGGGCCAAGCCAGACTGGACACTGCGGTGCCTCAGCCTCGCAATGGCGGGCCTACGCCTCCGGCCGGTCTACCAAGCACTCCGGCTTCTGACCCGCTGCCTGCGCCTCGTCCTGTTCCGACCAACCAGTTGCTGGACCAGGACATGCTCGATGCCGACGCGATCAAACGCTTCCTGCGGCCGTTCGGCGCGACCCTGGATAAGCCGGCCGTCTTCCAGGATGTAGTCGGCCAGCGCGTAGTGGTGGGGCGCGAGATGTTTGCCAGCCGAGCCGGCGGTGATCTGCTAGTAGCGGAATCCGGCATGTCGAAGAAGTGGTTGATGCTGGCGGCTGAAGCACTGCGGCGTCCGGCAGAGATATGGGTACGGCTGGATTGGGTCGAATCTCTGAAAAAGGCTGTGGTCCGTCGACGTTACCTGGCCAGCCTGCAGGTAAGCGGCGAAGCGGCTCCCGTCCAGGTTGTTGTCGAGCTGGACGCCAACGGCTGGGCGGCGAGCGCCGCGGTCGTCCAGCCAGGGCAGCAACCGCTGGCACCATATCGCCAAGGTGTTCGGCTGTACCAGGAGACGTGACGTGGCTGGAGTAACCCTTGAATACAGCAGTGAGAAGGTACTTGAGGCGCTGAGGGCAGCCGCTGATTTCATGCGCTCCCCGGCCCCGATGTTCCGTGATATGGGCGAGTACATGCTCATCGCCTTGGACGAACGCTTCGAGAGCCAGAGCGCCCCTGACGGTACGCCTTGGCAGGCGTTGTCCCCGACCTATCAGCGGCGAAAGCGGAAGAACCAGGACAAGATCCTGGTGCTCGATGGCTATCTGAAAAACACCATCCGATATCAGGCCAGCGACGACGAACTGGCGGTCGGGTCCAACCGTGCCTATGCAGCAATTCATCAATTCGGTGGTGAAATACAGATTGCGGCTCGCAGCCAGCAAGCGTATTTCCGGCATGACGCCAAGACCAACGAGGTCAGCCCCCAGTTCGTGAACAGACGTCGGGCGAACTTCTCTCAGTGGGTGTCCCTCGGTCCCTACACTATCAAGATCCCGGCTCGGCCGTGGCTAGGCACCAGCAACCGCGACGATGACGAGCTGCTAGCGATCGCACAGAAGCACCTCGATCGAGCGCTTTCCGGGAAAAGCTCCTGAGCGCGCCAAGAAGGCCTTTCATGGTTCATTTGGCTGCCGTGGTTCCACTCCAATGCGGATCGGCGCAGCAACGGCGTTTATAAATCGATTTGAAGAGGGTTCCTCTTAGTGG